GAATAAAAGGTGGTATTTGCGTTCCCACCTAAAACTGTAGCTTCAACCATAGGTGTCATTGGATATGCAAACAAATTTTTTCCTGTTTCCGTTGTCGAACTAACCGTGAATTTACCTACATGCACTGGTTTAGATGTTAAAAATTTAAGATCCATTTCGTCTTGTTCAGTTCTAAAATAAAAATCATCGTATATTCTACTAAATTGGGCATGGTTATCCAAAACTTCTAATCTCACCGGCTGGTCAACATTATTAGGAAAATTTCTAAAAGTTGCTATCATCTTATTATCTATACTAGGTACATTAGGATTATGAAAACCAGTCAATTCTTTTAACATGCTCCTACCATAATCAATTAAATCTCCTGAAACAACTTTAAGTCCTGATGCAGCATTATCGAGAATTTTGGTTGGTAATCTCCATAGGTTATTTAGTAAGCCTTCTGCTGAAAAATATGAGTCTTGCCTATCTTCACATAGTTCTTTCTTACCACACGCACATTCAGTTGTTACGCTCGCTTTTGATTTAACAGACCACATCTTCCTTACACCACACTGGGGTTGCCATGACATTAAGCCGACTTTTGGAACATAAAATTCAGCTTCTTTAAATAACGTATGGACTGAAAGTGAAACTGTCGTAGAAGAACCCACTGCCACTGTCAGCGCATCCATCACAAAAAACACTAAATCAAAAACATCAGTACCAAACCTACTAGTAGATACCACTAAATCATTGACAGTTGTAGCGGGGTCTTGAGTCTTGTACAAAGTACTAGGTGTATACATTGGGCACTCTAAACAAACAGATGTTGATTCCGTCGCATTCAAAAATACATGTGGTGCTGATAAAAGCTGATTAGGATTTGTTATGGCTGGAGTACCGTGAGGTACGGCTGCGACTAAAATTAAGCCTTGGTGCATAGGCGTGCCTGAAACTTGCAACATACAACACATTTTAGCTTGATAAAAAGTAGCTGAATTAAAAGGAACTTTTGCTAAAGGGTTAGACATAATACAAGAAGGAAATGGTAATCTCCATAATTCTGTAAAATTATTATCAGTCGTTGACCACTTTACTGTCGTAACCAAAAAAGGTTTCTCCAAAATACGGTCAAAATTCATCTTATATTCAGGATCTACATGAGTGGCCTTAGGCTTTTTATTGTATATAGACGGTATTTCTACAACTTCTTTCGTCCTTAAAGAAGTTTGATAATTATCATATATAGTTTCTATTGTAGTGAAATGATTAGTTTATACTCGAAGAATTGAATTATCACTATATTCAACAAATAGAGTCTCTTGTCAATATTCAAAATTATCAATTCCCTGGTTACAAGAATCCCATTAAAAGGTTACAATAATCTCAAAGTAAATTTTTTAAAGTTGAATTCACAAACAACTATCATTAAAAATAACATAAAAACATAAATTTACAAAAATTTTAAACAATATTTACATTTCGAAAAGTTAATTTATTAAAACGCCAAATGCTTTTGAATAGAAATCATCATAATTACCACTAAGATACAATTTTATTAAATAATTTTCAGTAAGCAAAGAAAAATAAATATTATTTTCTGCGCAAAAATTTTCTAATTTATTTATGTCTTCATGGTATATATCATAATGGAGAAATATTTCCCGTTGAAAAGCATTAATCTTATCTCTTAATACTGTGTCTGGATCCTCTTTCGATGAATCAATCCACGATAATGTGCTATAAACCGTTCTTAAGTCCAAGGGACAAGTAACATTTCCTAATTTAGGATGAAATCTAAAATATCTTTTCAAAAAAGTTATTTCATGTACTGGCTGAAATGGTGTTTCTATTTTATTTTTCAAAGAATCTGTCATTTCCATACCTAAAGAATTAAAAAATTGTTCCATAGTTATTGCGTTTAAAAAATCTTGATATTTAGCATCTATACATCTGTTTAAACGATCATCTCCATAAACCGGATCTGATATGTGGTCATGAAATTTCAAAAAATCTGGCTTATAACCATTCTTATTCATCTCTCTATAATACCACATCGCAGTGTATACTCTATTTACTAAACTATTAAATATTGC